TGCGCTCGATGTAGGAAACGCAGCGCCCGCCGGTGAAGACCTGATCGAACAGGTATTTCCGCCACTCGAACGAAGACATCTCGTCGTTGGCGATGTCATGCAGGATGCGGGGCAGGTTGCCGGTCTCGATCCGCTCGCGCCCGTCCTTCGTCTTCCGGTAGACGTGCAGGGGAAGACCGGCCAAGGTGCCGCTCAGGAAGTTGACCGCCGACCAGATCGCCGGGACGCCAAGAGCGTTATCGATAGTGACGTTGATCCCCGCCTCGGAGAGGCCGCCGCCCCAGCCCATGACTTGCAGGAAGTCCTCCGCTGAAACCGGCGCGTTGGGGTTTTCGAGATTGCGAGCCTCCGGCTTGCGGAGACGGTCGAAGATGCCCATCAGGTCAGGTCCACGCGCATGGTTTGCGCGGAATATAACCCAAGCAGGCTAGAATGTGAAGGCTTTGCACATTTCAGCTAAGACCGCCTCGCCAAACCATGCCTTGCCCGACCCGACCTATCCACGACCGCCTCACCGTTCCAGACCGTGCCATGCCACGCCTGATCTCGCCACGCCATGCCCCGACCGCCACGCCCCGCCAGGCCGCGCCGCGCCTCGCCTAGCCGTGCCACGACCGCCTCACCTTGACCAGCGCCACCGCTCAAGCGGTCTGCGCCACGCTGCCGTCCTCTGACGACGCGATTTCTTCAATAGCCGAGAGATCAACGCCAGCCGCCTCAAACACGCCACGATAGCGAGACAGCCATCCCCGGAGAGCAGACGCGCCCTGCCGCCGCAACTCGGCCATCTGATCCATGTCGGACGGGTCCACCGGCTGATAACCACCGCCCGCCCGTCGCGCAGCCATAGGCGAGACGAACGCCGGATATTCCCGCGTCGTGATCTGCACCACGCTCGCCTCGACGGTCTCCTGCTTCGCCACGATCCGCAGGCCAGAGGCCATCCTGCGAGCCAGACCGATCCGGTGCTGCCTTGCCGCCTCGGTGTCGCTCATCCCATAAAATGCCTCATACATCTCATGGTCAGGCTGACCGGCCAGCCAGTCCACGAACTCGGGCGCGACGAACATGTTGCGACCCGTCTCGGCCAGATAGGCGTCGATGATCCGCTGCCGATCTTTCGCTTTGAAACTCATTTTGCATCCTTTCGTTTCAGTTGATGGTGAACGCTAGACTTGCCGCAGCAATCCAGAACACGACACGACCGCCATGCCTTGCCGAGCCGTGCCCGACCCCGCCAAGCCTTGACCGCCAAACCCGGCCCCGCCGCGCCGCGCCTTGCCTCGACCGCCTCGCCTAGCCCGACCGCGCCGCGCCCAGCCTCTCCGTGACCGCCCGACCGCGCCTCGCCACGCCTCGCCTCTCCGGACCCAGCCTAGACCGCCTTGCCCCGCCAAGCCATGCCCGACCCCGCCGAACCCAGACCGCCTCACCTTGACCGCAAGAGGCGACCGAAGCCGCCTCCGCCAATGTCATCACGCAGCCCGCCGCGCGCGCTCTTCCTCAAGAAGCTCCATCAACTCGATGGTCTCTTCATCGGCGAACTCAGGATCATCCAGCGCAGCCTGCTGAACGTCACGGTCCTCTGCGGTCACATCATCCCAGTAGCCCTGCCAATCTCCTAGATCGTCGCCAGAGACTGCGAAGGTGCCGTAGGACCCGCGCCCCTTCTCCTGCCGGAAGTCCCCGATCCCGACGATCACCCCGGCGTTGCTGAGCAGAGAGACAATCGAGTGAACCGACAGCGTCGGCTGCACAAAGGCAATGTCCACCTCAGCGCACCAGCGCGGCAAGAAAGCCCGCGTCCGAATGTCTGGCGTCTTGTTCATGTCCGCCGACCGAACCACGTCCATCTTCAGCATAGGCTTCCCCCACATCTTGATCTTCTGTTCCGGCAGGAAGATCAGACGCTGGACGCTGGTCTTAGTGACGCCGGGCGTTTCCAACGCAGCCGTCGCCATCGCGCCCTTCACCCCAGGCGCCGGGAAACCCAGCAACGTCGGGCCGCCGGGAAGGCGATAAACGCTGTCCCGGAACTCCTGCTCCGGATCGTGCTTTAGCTCCTTTTTTTCGGCTGCGGTCTTCTTTCCGCCACCGATCAGCAGCGAGCGTTTCGCCTTCGCGCTCATCGCGTTGAAGTAGAAGGGAGTCGTGCCGATCAGCTTGAGCGTCACGCGCCCCTGCTTCAGGGCATCTATGTGGAGTGTTCCGGCTTCTGCCTTCTTCACGGCCATGATGTTGCATCCTTGACTTGCGGATGCACGTCACCTGCTACACCATGCGGCAGATCAACCGTGCATCCCGGTTGGTTAGGGCGGATGTCTGAGGCTGCAACCTCCATCCGCCCGAACACAAAAACACCAACACAGCTTTTCTGCAAGCCCTATTTTTCTGGCACAGTATTTTTCGCGCGGCACATCACATCGCCAGCCGGAAGTCAGGATCATCCCACGGAGACGCCGCAGGCGGTGCATCGTCGCTCGCCTCCGCGCCGAGGGCCATTGCGAGAGCCACCAGACCGTCGATCTTGCCCACCGACTTGGACTTCGTGAGCTTCCTATTGCCCGCCGGGTCGCGCTCGACAACCGCGTTCGCCGCGCACATGTTGAGCAGCGGGTTTCCCCCGTGCCGCAGCTTGCGCTCGGCCACCAGCCGCTCCAGCTTGTCCACCGCCGGGGCCATGTCCTTGAAGCCCTGACCGAACGGGGCCATCGGGACGTTCGCGCCGATCATATCCAGCTCTCGCTGGAAGTCGTGAATGCGCCAGCGGTCATATGCGACCATCTGCAAGCTGTATCGCTCCGCAGCCTCGGCCACATGCCGCGCCACAATGGCAGGAACGATCACCGGGCCGTCGATCAGCGTCAGGAACCCCTGATCCGCCCAGAGGTCATACGGCACCTTCTCGGCCTTCGCCCTCTCCCGGATGCCATCTGCAGGCAGGAAGAACTGCGGCACGACGTGGTATCCGCCCTCGCTTGGGAAGACCATCACAAAGGCAGTCAGGTCGCGGCTTGCTGACAGGTCGAGGCCAGCATAGCAGAGCGCGCCCGCCTCGATCTCAGGATCGGCACCGTTGGCTTCCCACTCGGTCCGGTTCAGGAAAGGCGTCGTGCCCTCGACCCTCTGATTGAGATACAGCCACCGGAAACTGGCCTCCTTCGCCGGGAGGCGCGCGGCCTGCTTTGCAAAGTCTTCCATGTCCGCCATCGACCGGAAGTGACCCAGCGCCGGGTTCGCCGCCTTCCACGCCGACTTGTCCAGCACCTCGCAATCCTCGGGCGCGGTGTAGACGTGCGAGACGATCCGGGGGTCCTTCGCGTTCTTCGCGTCATCCAGCCAGATCGAGAACAGATCACCGTCTGTCGCCGCCTGCGTGCTGATCGCGATCAACAGAGGATCGTCGTGCGCGCCCTGCGCTGTCTCGATAGCCTCCACGAAAGCGTCGGTCGGGCCGCGCACCTGCCCGACCTCATCCAAGATTGCCAGCACTGGCGACAGGCCGTGCGCCGTGCCAGCCTCGGCGCTGATCGCCTTGTATTCGACATTCATCGGCAAGCCGATCAGGGACTTCTGAGACGGAACAACCTTGATGATCTTCGACAGAACAGGCGACAGGCGCACCATCTTCTCGGCCAGCTTGAACACCAGAGCCGCCTGGTCCCGGCTTCGCGCCCCGCTGATGATCTGGCTGTTCTGCCGCGCCTCGGGACCGACGATGTGAGCCAGCAGGATGCCAGCGATTTTAGCGCTCTTCCCATTTTTTCGTGCCAGCGCGTCATATGCGCGGCTTGTCCCGTGCGGGTTGTCATAAATCGAATAGATAAACGCCTGTTGGAAGTCCATTAGGACAAAAGGTTGACCAACCAGCTTTCCCTCTGGGATTTTAAGGTATACCTCAATGAAGCGCATGACCTTTTCAGCACGCGTCAATTCATCCAAGGGCAGGCTTCGCCAATCGCGCATTTTAGGGACAGGTCCGCATTTTATGGCCTGTGCAACCTCAGGTCGGAGCTTTTCGCCGCGTGTCACTGGGACCTCGACGGCATCGCAATCAGATCGGTCGAGGCGAGCATCCCGAGAACGTCCCGGTTCTTGCCCACCTCTTTCCCGGTCGCGTTGATGGTGCGCGGGTCGCTCGCCGTCTGGTTCAGGGACATCGACCGGATCACCGCAAGCTGCCGACGCTCCAAAGTATCAATCACGCTCAGAAGCGGATTCGGGATAGGCGTCTCGCGCTTGTTCTTCACCAGAACGCCGGTTCGGTCCAGCATCTCCTGATGCTTCCGAATGTCCGCCTCCATTCGCACGACTTTTGCTAGTAGAAGCAGGTCCATATCCCGCCAGTCCTCGCGTGCGCGGGCGCGGGTGAACTGCTCCCAGATCACCATCTCTTCGTCGCTGCGAAGAATCACGCCGTCAGGCAAAGGCACAGACTCCACCGCGCCCTGAAAGCCCTCGACAGCCGCCGTCGTGCTGTTCTTGTCGC